TCCAGCGGGAGCTCGGCGGCGGTCGCGACTTCGATACGGAGCCGCGAAAGCCGCTCCTTCGCGGCCTCGGCCTTGAACTCCTCGAGCTCGGCGGCGAGTTTCTCCATGTCGGAGGGTTCCTCGCCGGGTACCGCGCCGCGGAGGCCCTTCGCCAGTTCCAGCAGGGGCGCGAACTCCGCGACCTGCTTCTCCAGCGCCTTTCGAGCCTCACGCTCTTCCTGGAGGGCCCTCAGGCCCTTCTCGCCGAGCGGCTCGTCCGCCGGCGGAGCCTCGACCGGAGCCGGTTGGGTCTCCGGGACGGGCTGGGTTTCGATGATGTCGTCGGGCATCGCGCCTGACTCCTCACAGTCGGGCCCGGCATCGCGCCGAGCAGTCGGTTTACACGAACCCGCGGACGCGCATCAGGCGGTCGCGGTAGTCCTCGGTGATGAAGCCGTTGGCTTTCAACAGCTCAATGGCGTGGTCACGGTCCCGGGCGATCCGGTAGATCGTCTCCGGCATGACCCGGACCCGCTTGTCGCGGCGGTCCTGCGAGATGGTGCGGGAGAACGTGATCCTCGGGTTGCCGCTGAGCGCTTGAACATCGCTGAGGATCCCCTGTTGGCGCAGCAGACCCAACTGGTTCTCCGCGGCAGACTGGAGACCGGCGGCCTTACGGCGGGCGTTGACGACCCGGTAAATGTCGGCCCCGTCGCGGATGGCCTGCGCGCCGCCTTCGGTGAACACCCGGTCCTGCTCGGAGCGGCTCAGACTGTTGAAGTAGTCCTTCGGGTCGACGCGCGCATCGGTCACCAGGTCGCCCGATGTCGCTTCCGTCGCAGGGATGCCCACACAGTCACACCGAGGATGTCGTTTGAACGGAGTCCGGTACGAGTATTCGCCCGCCAGGATCGCGCAGCGACTGCACGAGGGCGGGACGAGCATCCGGACGTACCGAGTGACCTTCGGTTTCGTCGCCATAGCGACACTCGCCGATGCACGGAAACTATCGGCGACCTGGGTGCTGAGGATCATGTCCAGGACAGCCCAACCGGTCGCCATCGCCTGCGCCTGCGACGCGCCCGCCTCGATAGCGGTCAACGTCGCCGGAACCGGCTGGTACATCAACGAATCGAGGGGCCGTCCATCGGAGGCGAACCCTGCGAACCCGTCCGGTCGCACCTGGCCGTGCGAGTCGGTGTCGACGTTCTGCGCCTCCAGCGCCGCCAGCACGTACCCCTCGGCTTCACCTGCAGCGATCTGCTGGATCGCCGCCAACAGGACCACGATCCGGCTGAGCATCGACGTCCAGGAGTCCCGGATGTTCGACCGGTCCACCGACGCCCACAACCGTCCGGCCTCAGCCCGCAGGTCCGCCGTCAACTCCTGCTGCCGGCCCCGTCTCGCCAGCGCCGTCTGCAGCGGAGTCATCTCTCACCTCCGCGAACTGACGCGCGATCTTCCCGACCGGGTCCCGCTGGCGGGCCTTCTCGTCCTCGTCTTCCATGAGTTCGATCTGCGTGTCCGTGTAGCCGAGATCTTGGCGGGTTTGCCTCAGTGGAACGATTCCTGCAGTGAACTTCTTCGTTGACGCGTCGGCCTTCTGCGCGACCGTGGGCGTGGAGGCGTCGCGCCAGATCGTCTCCAGCTGCCGCATCCTCGGGTCGTCGGTACCAGTAGCAATCAGGCGGCCATTACGCATCGTCTGCTCCCAACTGCCGCCGAAGGTCCGCTGCATACGCTCGGCGCCCTTGACCATCTGCGCTTCACTGGAGCGAATCGCGTCAGCTGAGGCCGGGTTTTCACTGGTGAACCCGTTGTAGTGCGGCGGGAGCCCAAGCAACTGCACCGCCAACTGCGCGAGCATCTTGACGGAGCTCTGGAAGTTCGTCAGGTCCGCCTCCGCGAACTGGCCCATCTGCACCTCAGACGGCATACGGTCAGCAGCCCAGACCCGGCCCGCGACCTTCGACCAGTTCGAGACCGGGTTGCCGTCTTGGTCCTTCCAGTCGTTCTCGTCCATGCCGACGACCCAGCGCCGTGGCATTGCGTGGAACTCGGCACTGATCATCATGTCCGTCGCCATCTTGTTGGCGGCGTTCGCAATCGGGATGATCGGCTTGAACAGGCTCGTCCCGAGCGGGTCCAGCATCCGAGGGCTGTTCAGCAGCGGCACGACGGGGTTCATTCCCCGGTCATGATTGTCGGTATCGGTGAGGGTCCACTTCCCGGACTCCATCACGTAGTAGTACGTGGTGTCCGGGTTGTAAAGCGCGGCGTTCTCAATCGGGTGGGACGGGTCCTCGTCCTCAGTCCACCGCTTCAGGCCCCACAAGACCTTCCGGGTTCGCGGGTCACGGTACGTCGTGACCTGGGAAGGATGCTCGACCGTGATGATCGGATTCTCCGGGTCATCTTCGTTTTCGCCGACGATCGCGTACGATCGGCCGTTGATCAACGCCTCGAGATGCGCCTGCGACGACTCCTCATCGAGATTGTTGACCTGCCACATCCTCCACAGGTCCTTATCGGACTTGCCCTGATCGGGAAGCCGGAACCCTTCGACATCCAGGCGGTTCTCATACGCTTTAACGGCCATCTGAGGCCAGTTGATCACCAGCGCCGTCAAACGCTCGCCGAATTCCTCTTCGAGGGCCGCCGCCATGTACTTCAATGGCTGCTCGCCCTCGTAGTACGACGAGAGGAGCTTCAGCTTCGGAAGCTGCTTCAACCGGTGCGCTTCGAGCAGGCCAACCCAGCCCAGGGGTTCACGAGCCACAGCAACCCCCTAGCGGTAGACGACCATGCCGCCGGACCGGATCCGCGGCCAAAGCCCGGCAGCGGTCACGTCACAAGCGGCTTCATGACAGATGATTGAACAGACAGCAAGGTCGATCTTCTGGTTCCTTGAAGGCTTCTCAAGGACGTACCGGCCCTGGTTCCTCGCGGCTCGCCGGGTATTCCCGATGTGCCGTTCAGTGGTTTCACAGCCGTCGTGCGTGAACGCCGAATCAGACTTCGACACATCCACGACCATGCGTTCGGCAGCGGCATGCATCTGGACGATCCGCCACGTCGCCCAACGCATCACGACACGCTCGCCGTATTTCTCCGACCACTGGTCCAGCTCGGTCGTCCAAAACGGCGGGTCGCCATAGAACCGGACCACCTTGAAACGGCGCATGATCTCATCGACCGCCGCCGCAACCTCAAGGCGCGGCGTCTGTCCACCCCAGTCAGCAGGGTTCCAGACCGTCGGCCGATTATCGGGCCCATACGTGGGAGTGAACTGGTAGCCGTCCCGAGTCTCCAAACGGATGCCCGTCCAGTCGTCCAAGTCCGAACCGTCGAACCCGGCGACAACCGCTTCACCGTCCGGGACGTCACGGGGCGCCTTGCGTTTCTCCCACTCAGTGAGCTCAATCCACGCGCCGGCGCCGTACACGATCCGGTTGCCGAAGAAACGCTCTGCCTGCGAGGGGTCTTTCTCCATCAGCTCGACCGCTTCAGCGTCGATGCTGTCGATGTTGACGTGCGCAGACCCGGCGTACACGTAGCGGAGGATCTTGCGCCGCTCCGCCTTGTTCTTGAAGCTCCACGTCTTCGGCGGCGGCTCATAGAACTTGAACACGTCCGTGACCGCAGACTCGAACGTCCGCTGCGCCACCGAGTCCTCGGCCGGGTCCCACGGGTTGGTGGTCTCCATCGACCGTCCGCCCATGCCGGCGGCGCCGCGGCGCATCGTCTCGGCGACCCGACGCATCCGGTTCGTGTCGTTGTACAGGCCCGACTCGTCCTGCATCGCGAACGTGATCGGGTTACCGAGACGCGCCAGCGCCGAAGCGGTGACCACGTCGATGCGGCCGTCGTTGGGCAACCGGATGAACTCCTCGCCGACGCGCATCTGCTCGCCGAGCGGACCACCACGGATCATGCTCTGCAACGGCCGGAAGACGTTGTCGGTCTGGTCCTCACTCGTGGCCAGCAGCTGAATCAGCGGCGTCGGCCACGGCATACCCATAGGCTCGCCAGGGTCGTACTCGTACTCCCAGCCGCAACCGCACCCGTGATCCTCACACCGGTACACCTCGCCGCCGGTCGCCCAACCGGCGAACAGCACCGGCCCGACGGCCTCCGCCGCGATGATCGACGCCGACCACGGGCCCTTCCCGGTTTTCTGCGGCGCGACCACCTGGCTACGGCGGTTGTGGAACGCCGGGGCCAGCAGCGGCCGGTCCGGTCGCCACACCGCGCCAGGGTTGACCCGGTAGTGGTTGACCGTGCACCAAAGCTGCCAGTCGTACAGCTCGAACGAACTGCCCTTGCGGAATCCGTCCGGGATGATGCAGTGAGCCTCTATCCAGTCCGGGACGATCCAGAGCGTCGGCCAGCTGACGACATACTCAGGCCGCGCCGGAGCCACGGACGACCCTGAGACGACCCTTAGACGACGACCGCGGCACCGGGTCATCCGACTTGACGCTAGGAGCCTGCGATAGAACGGCGATACTCCAGCCGTTCTCCTTCAACCCCGCCGGCGTCATCCCGATCTGGTCAGCGAGACGGATCACCGCATTGACATCGGACGCGTTCGCATCCTTCGACTCCGCAAGAGCCGTACGACGGACCCACAGGCCGATCGTCTGCCACCGCCACGGCTCCTGGACCCACGCCCACGCCTGCGGCGCGGTCCACGCCTGGTTCCACAACTCCACCTCGCGGGGAGTCGGGTCCGGCAAAGGGATCTCAGGAACGGACTGGTCGAACTTCTCCGACGGCAGCACCCGCAGTGCGGATCGCTTCTCGCCTCGCAGCGAATTCGGGTCCGGTCGAGGACCCGAACGGCTTCTTGCTCCTCCGCTGGACATCTGGTCTCCTTCGGCTGCATCGCGCAGCGTCTGGCGGACAGGGCATCGCGCCCTGAATGTTGACTACTTTGAGTGACGGTCCCGGTTTTTGAACCTGCCGAACTTTCGAGACACCTCCCCGGCGGTCCGGAGTGCGCGGGGGGAGGGGGGATTACCCCCCACTTGTCCGTTTTGATCCCCGAGCTTTGATTACTCAGAGTGAAGTCGATTGGTTCGGTCGCGTGCGCTGTGTCGCTGCTGCGTCATCGAGAGGGAGGGGCGGGGGCTAGGGCATGGGGCGGTGCCACCCGCCTGCCTGGTGGTGTGCTGTCTGCCAACCGTGACATGAAGCGCACAGTCCGCGTCCGTGCTTCGGGTCGTCGGGGTCGAGGCCGTGGGTGACCAGGTACCGGCGGTCCCGTGGCCAGTGGTCGGCCACCGTTGAGGGCTGCGTGCATGCACTGCCTGCGTGTGTCTGGTGGTCAGGCGTGCAGGTGCAGACAGGATCGCGTCTGAGTACTCCAGTGCGGAAGCGGCGCTCATGGCCGGTGCCGTACCCCCGCTGCCGGGCGGTGCCCCTGGCCTGGTCTGCCTGGGCTCTATGGGTGGGGCATCGTCCTTGGCCAGCGGGTACAGGCTCGGGGCATCCGGGGACGGGGCAGGGGTGCATGGCACGGGGCATGGCTACAGGCTGGTAATGACGGGCAGGCTGTAGGCGAGGAGTGCTGATGCTGCGCCGAGGAGTGCGAGGCTGACTCGACCGCTTCGGACACCGAAAGCGGCAACGGTGATCAGCACGACTGCGGCGATGTAGAGGAGTCCTTGGATGGTGCCCATGTCGTCTCCTATGCGTTGACGAGTTGGCGTGAGCGGCGGTGCGACCGTTGAGTCTTGG